CAAAACTCTCCAACACAGTCGGAACAAGCGACGGTAGGTTCGTCCACGCAAGAGACGAAAAAGAGACAGAGTTCTGGGAAGAGCTCAAATCAATAGACTCTTCCTTCGATAAGTATTCTTGGCCGAAGCGAGATCCAGAGGCTGAGAAAATTAGTTTCAGATTACAGTGTGATAAGCACGTCAGGGGTAATCCCCCGACAAAAACGCAGTTAGATGCTGCTAATAAAGCCGTCGCTGCCCAGTACCTTAATCACACTCTTCCTAGTTTTCTTAGTTTTTACGATCGGGATTCTTGGGCTCAAGCCATTGGTGACATGTTAGAATTAATTGTCCCAGAGGCTAGCCCAGGGGTTCCCTACGCTATTCATGGTCTTAGAAATGATACTGTTGTTAATTCTTTAGGTTCTTTGTTAGTAGATGTTATTTTAGATAGAGTTGAAAAACTTCTTAGTCTTCCAATCCATTATTTGAAGGAAACTGACCGTGTGGCCCTAGTCAATCAGGGCTGCATGGATCCAGTTAGACTTTTCATTAAGAACGAGCCCCATTCACACAAGAAAATTGCAGAGGGAAGGCAGAGACTTATTATGTCCGTCTCCTTGGTTGATAAAATCATAGAGATGTTGCTCCTTAGGCACTTGTCGAAACTCGAGATTAGAAACTGGCAAACAATACCCTCCAAGCCTGGAATTGGCTTTGATGACACCAGCAATGCTGTAGTAGCTCATGACGTCTTCTCTGAAGGCGACATGGCTTATTCTGACATGTCAGGCTGGGATTGGAGTGTTAAGGACTGGATGTTGCACAATGATGCGGAGTTGAATATTCTTCTTTGTAAGAATCCCTCCGAGGTCTGGATGCACCTTATGAGGTGCAAGGCCATCACTGATGCGAAGAGTCTTTACCAGTTTTCGGACGGAGAAATGGTTGCTCCGACTTTTGAAGGCATAATGAACAGTGGAAAATTTCTCACTAGCTGCACAAACTCCAAAATGAGAGTCTTGGTCGCGAGACTGATTGGTTGCACTAAGTGCAACGCAGCAGGTGATGACGCCACGGAAAAATTCGTTGAAAATGCCATTGAAAAGTACGCTGAATTAGGCTTGACTTGCAAGGACTACAAGAGAGTCGTTGATGAGTTCGAGTTTTGTAGCAGGCGATATTTTCGTAAACCTGGAGTGGTTTCTGAAGATCTCACTTCTATGTATGGCTCCCATGCCATCAACCTTGAGAAGATAACTATGCAGTTTCTTCACTGCAATCTCAAGGATTCCATGATATATTGGGGGCAATGCAAGCAGTTTGAGAATGATCTCAGGGACCACCCTAGACTGCCCGAAACTCTTGAGCTTATCCGTGCTACGGGGTTGTATAATCGCCCCTGGCCTGAGTACCTTGATTAAGTAGGTATTGTTGAGGTGGTGGGGCCTCAATAAACCATAAAATAATGGATAAATCCGCACCCGCCCAACGCGCCCGTCGCTCGCGTACAAGAACTGTGCGACCCAACGCTAACCAGCAGCGACAACCAGCTGGTAACGCTAGCCAGCAGCGACAAACCGCTGGCAGCTCGCAATCGCGAGCCGCGAGACCAAAACAGCAGCTTCCCAGACTTCCTAGAACGACTATTAGCAATATCCCGGCTGTGCCCAACCTTTCAACTGGTAGTGGGCCCATTCGTCGGCAAGCTAACGTCATGGATACTCTGGCACAATCCATGGGCTCAACCAAGCTCCAGGATCCCAGGACTGATTTCCGCTATATAACATGCCGTTTGGATCCCTTTTGCTCCCAAGGGGGCTTAGGAATCACAGATGGCTCCAATGTTAAGAAATTTGTGGTAGATTACAGGTATTTTACAGATATTTCCCTTCCTCTCAATGGCGTTGCCGTGAACTTATTGTTCACCCCAACTCTTCCAACTTCAACTTGGATTAGATGCCCAACGAAAGGAGCTTATTCATTTGTAGATGCCGTTGGAAATACCATTGCAAACACTAACATGGATTATAATAGCTCCACTAATATAACTAGTGGAATCGGCTGGACTCCAATGGGTTATCCTGCTGAACTTGTCTCTATAGCCCAACTTCTACCAAATGCCAACAGCTACAATTGTCTTGCCAACCCGGCAAATCCTTACGGTGCCTCTAAGGCCCGTATTATTACTATGGCTCATAAGATTTATTATACTGGTCAAGCTTCTCAAGCTTCTGGAACTATAACTACTCAGGATGTTTCTGCAACTTTTAATGAGGGTGAATTAACTCTCAGCACTGCTGTAGTTAATCCTTTGGTTCCAAGCTTGAATGTTGCTCTCACCAATACTCTTCCTACGCCTAATATTGCTGGGTATTTTGCTGGCACAGTCAATACGCTTCCGTATACAATGACTGTTGCTAGTAGCACTTTGACAAATAGTACTGTTTGCACTAGGGTTGAAGCTGGTGCTTTAATAATGCCTAAACACTCAGGCTCTGTTGAGCCTAATAAGTATCGATGGACTGATCTGCATAACCAGCCTATGATCCCTGTGGTGTTCTCCGTCAATTTGTTCCCTTTTGGGTGCACTACTGGCGCAGTTACCACAACTTCGGGACCACCCTATACTTCTACTATGACCAATGTTTGGAACAATGGAGGCTTTTGGACTCTTGACACTGACTGGCAATTCGTTAATGCTGTTATTACAGGCTATCAGCCTGGTAGCACTTTTCGAGTTGAAACCGTCTTTTGTGTCGAGTATCAAACAGTCCAGGGCTCTCCATTTGAACGTGTAACGTTCTCTGCTCCCAAGGATACGGGTGCGATGATCGCAGCCCAGACCGTTGCAGATAAGATCCCTACAGCAAGTCCAGTAGCAGTTGAACCCTATGGCTGGGTTCTCGAAGCAGTTGAAATTGCTAAGAGGATTGGCATGACAGCCGGTAAGATACTTAGCATTATCTAGACAAGCCTTATCTCGCCTCCCTCCACCCTTCCTTTAGGAAGGAAGAAACGAAGGAACAACGTTTTATATCACCCGAGACTCTGCTCGTAAAATATGAGCCGCGAAGGAAATCGCGTTAAAACCCGAGACTCTGCTCGTAAAACATGAGCAGCGAAGGAAATCGCTTTTAAAACCCGAGACTCTGCTCGTAAAACATGAGCCGCGAAGGAAACCGCGTTAAAACCCGGGACGTTGCCCGTAAACACGATCCACGGGGACACTCATGTCAAAATACTACAGAAACGTAGCGTTGCAAAAGGGCCATCATCCGACCCCCCCATTTTGGGTTTGAGTGACGTCAACCATGGCAGAAAACAACTGCCACAACAAATTCCAATGGTTCAACAAAGGCCACTACCCGC